AAGTCCAGCTCTTAGTTCTTTTAAGGTTTTCATTTCAATCCCATTCAGTTATCTTTATTTATACAAAAATAAGTTTACAACTTTAATTAATTCCAACCTTCTTTAATCTTCATCATCATCATCATCATCTTCATCATCGTCCTCATCGTCGTCATCGTCGTCGTCAGACTCTTCTTCTGTTTCATCGTCGTCTAATTCTAAATCCTCAGGATCGACATCTTCTACATCATCTGGCAATTCACCAAATATATGTCCTGCCGCAACGACCTTTTGTTGGGCTAAAGCATCATCGATACGTTGACCCATCATTTGTTCAAAGCTATTTTCTGCTGCATTAAAATCTTTATCTACAACACTGTCTATAAAATCTTGTGTACTCATTATAATCACCTTTGTTTATTCGTCTTCTTTTTCATCAGACTGATTGTTATTATCTACTTCTTTATCTTCTTTATCTTTAGGGTCTTCAACTTCGCCTACTTTTATTTCAGCACCAATTTGATCGCCCATTTCTTTAATCTGTTGTTCATCAAAGTGAAGAACATTTTTCATAATCCATTCTTTAGAGAAGTATTCACCAGCATATGATTGAACTTCATTTAATATACCTAGGCGTCCCTGTAGAATTTCTGTTTCTTTCAATTCTGTAAAGTGATTGTCACGAACAAAATCGATATTGATATTAGATTTCCAATCGTCCCAATCTTCTTGGACTATGATTTGTTTTAGAAGTAGTTGCTTCTTTAGTATGTTTAAGAACAAAGAAGAAAAACGACGACGTAGTTTGTCGATAAACTTTTGAAATTTAAGTTCTTCTCTGCTTATTTCAGACGATCTACCTAATTGGAACGTGGACTCTTGCTCTAGTCTTTGTACTGGAACATTTAATGCACGATATAATTTCTTTTGAAAGTATATGATGTCTTCGATTTGACCTAGATTATCACCACCGGGTAGTGTACTAATCTCTGTGCCTTTACCGCCTTCACGACGTGGAAGCCAGAAATCTTCTAGCATAGACATGTGCTTGCGATCATCCTTGACTTCACCAGTGGTTGCATCATAGACAATTTTATTCTTATAACGAGCCATGATGTTTTTCATGTACTCTTCGGCTTTACCACGCGGTAAGTTACCGACATCAACGTAGAATATTCTACGCTCAGGTGCACGTGCCAAACGATAGATAACTAATGAGTCTTCCATCATTCTTAATTGGTTGATAGGCTTTAACGCCTTATGTAGATATGATACTACTTTTTTACGATGCTCATCAAGCAATCCAGATGTCACATAGCTTATCGCATCTACGTTTATCTTGACAACGTTTGTAGCTACGTTTCCAGGCTTTTCTTCGTAGACAAAAAACTCACTTACTTTCTCTACAATGTCAGCATTAGTAACAGGATCTTTCTTTTTCTTAATCTCTTTTACTTTGCGAATTTTAGTCGCATCGATAGGACGAATTTCTTGTATACCAGCTTTTAAGTTGGCTTCATTAACAACTAGGTGATGCACCATTCTGCCGTCAATATACCAACGTTTAAACATATCAGAACCTAAATCTGAAAAGTTTAACATAGAAACAACATCATCAAATTCAGTAAAGATTTGTTTCTTAACCTTGTCACTCATACCTTTGATCTTATCAAGGTTTACTTTGACAGGAGCTTCAAGTTCAGATGTGCTTACCGCTTCGTTACAAATCTCATCAATTGCCATATCCACTTCTGGGTGCATGCCAACTGCCCTGTATCTTTGGACTAACTCTACAGAACCTTTTGCGTTATCGCCTTCAAAATCAATGTACTGACCTGTGTGTGAACCAGATGCAGTTACGTAACCAGCACCATCATCGTCGATAGGTGGTACAATTGAGGGTAACTTTACTTTAGCCTGTGCATTCTTTTCTGCTTTACGCAGTTCAAAACCAAATAATTTAACTATTGGACCAGCCATAATATATCCTTCTAAGTGTAAGTAAAGAGGGGCAAGTTAATCACCCCTCTAATATCTTTATTTATAACAGCTTTTTAGCTAGTTACGCCAGCCGCTTCCCAATACTGTATCTGGAATTCGACTTGGAATTCTTCGATAACATCAGTAGCTCCATAACTAAGATCAATTGGTGATACATTCGTAGGAAAACAACCACGGAAGTTGTATGTCTTAAGTGATGAACCATCTTTATCAAGTTGTTCAACGATAAGATCTGCTGAATAATCATTCACACTTGTCAAGCCAGTGTTTGCTTGATGGTTGTTCATGCCATTCATCCAACGTTCCATTGAGTCACGTACAACAAAGTCTGTGTCATTGATAATAGTCGGTGTCCATACATCAAATGTACGATCGCCAGCCATTTTTAACTGTCGTCCACGAAATGGTACTATGATAGTACCAAGTATAGACCCAGGAAGCTGTGCCGCTGAACAAAGGAATGAAGTAATTTCTACATCACCTTGTGCATAAGCAGGAAAGTTTATGGTTGCTTTGAATAGATTTGGTCTAGCTCCGCCACCTCTTAGTTTTGACTTAAAGTCATCAACGCCTAATATTGCCATTTTCTAATATCTCCCTTAGACCGAGCCAACAACTTCTTCGAAGTCTACACCAGTTCTAACAGCTACGAAATTTAGTGTAACGTAGTTGATTGAACGTGCAGGCTTGATGAAGATATTTGCTATGAATTCATTTCTATCTATAACGGCTGCGGAGTTATTTGATTCGTCACAAACAACACGGAAATCTGTAATACCGCGACGACCTTGGATTTCTCTCAAGAAAGGTTCTACGATGTTTACAAATTCTGCACGTGTAAATTCGTCATTGAATTCAAACATAACATTTCTTGCAGCAATTGCAATTGCTCTTTCCATAGTCAGGAACAAGCGACGAACGTTGATACGATCGAAAGCTGATGGTCTGGCTAAGAATGTTTTATCACCAAATAACAATACGCCTTGACCAGGAATATTTGCAACTGGATTAATACCAGCTTTATATAGTGTGTCTCGTTCTGCTTTAGTCGGAGAATATGTTAAGGCAGTTATACCTAAAACTGAACCACGTCTTTGACCAGCTGGTGAAAACCAAGGTGCCGCTTGAAGATCAGAAGCCGCCATAATACCTGCAACCGAAGATGCGTCTGGAATTTGGATATATTGGTCATTGTACTTGTCATATACTTTAAGATAGTTGTTTGAAACAACCAAGTAAGACGACCTTGTAAACGTGTCTGTTGTTACAATTGAAGTAGCAACTGGTGTTGATGCATTCACAACTGCAGCTCTGTTAGGTGATGCTACTACGACACAATCTTTACGTGTAGTTCCAGCAATTACAATCATGTTATTAACAACAGTTGTCATATCACCTTGTGCTGACATACCAGGAGCGATTAAGAAGTCAACAGTAATTGTGTCAACGTCACTAAACAATGCCATACCTGTGCCATACTTACTTGCAGTAAGTGCGGCTGAATCAGCACCAGCAGTTAAACTAGATGTTATTGGAGCAGATGCAGATGCTTGATACGTTGTACCTTGAGCGGCTGTGCCAGCATTAGTTAGTGCAGCTAATGTACCTTCAAAAGTTGCAAGGTAAACATATTTAGATGCACTATTAATTACGTCTTTAACATAATTAGATGATCCGTCTGAAGATTTTGCATCAGATGCAACAGAGACAAATGCGTAACGCTCTAATATAGTACCAGGAGTTCCTGTAAACAGACCATCCTCGTCTATAACTGCAACGTGTACTTCGTCATTTACAGCACTTCTTGCTAATCCATATGCAGATGTTACTGGTGGTGAATCGAAAGCCGCTCTTTGACCCCATACTGAAAAGTATGTGCCTGAAGAATCTGAGCCTGCTGGACATAAAGAAACTCTTAAAGAGTTACCTAGTGCGCCTGGATATCTTGCAATCCAACCACCAGCATTTGTGTCACCAGAGTCAGAACCAAACGTACTTGATAACGAGTCAAAGTGCTCTTCTTCTCTCACAAGTAACGTTAGCCCTGCGGAGTTTGCATTGTATGCATGCGCTGTAGCTTCTCGTACCACTTGTAGAGAACTTGAATATTTTAAATAGTATGCGGCAGACAGAAAGTCTACAGCCTTAGTAGATGATGGGGAAGCGAATGTCGCCGCAAGATTAGCCTCTGTGTCTATCAGAGTAGCTTTTCTAACTGGTCCCCATCTAAAATCACCTACAAATGCGCCTGTTGTCGATTGTACATTTGGCACTACGCCAGTTAAATCAACTTCTTTGACTACAATTGCTGGGGATTCTGATGGACTGAATATTGCCATGTATAGATCCTTTTCAGATATTAATTAATAAGTTATCATAATACGAGTTCTTTATCATTATGTGTATTTATAACATTTTAATATTGTCCAAATGCCCATTTCTTCTCCTGACAATGATAGCATATTTTACATGGTTCTGTGTAATTATTAGTTCTCTCAGCATAATACGTACAAGACCAACTCTCTTTAATATACCTTTCAGGTAAATCTAATTGCTTAAACAAAAGAGCTATGTCTCGTTTGTCCATATGAGCAAAAGGTCTATAGGTTTTTGCACCAGTTGCATGATGTACTTGATAGATAGTATTAGTCTTATTGACTCTTCTTTCATCTTTGTACATACTACCCCAAGTATTAACAATGTTCCATGAAGGTAGTGCAGTAAGGCCAGTTATAATTATTTTTAAATCCTTGTACTTTTCATACATTTTCTTATCAAAAATACCATGAATTTCATGTTGTTCATTAATACCATCCTCTTCCCAATGAAATACTTCAATTTCTTTTATATTAAGATTTGGATGTTTAATTCTTGCATCAGATAAAATACCTTTGGTAATAGATGCAGTGTTTGTAACTCTACTACCAATTGATTGCATAGGAAGGATAGACACATTTGGAGATATTATATCACATATATAAAATAATAAAACCAATGAATCTAATCCACCAGAAATACCAACACCGACCATTCCAGAATCAGGTAAGTCCATAATTTAAAATCCCATATTTACCTTAACGTTTTTATCGACTGTCCATACACCCATATCTTCTTCTAGTATATTACTTTCGTCGTCTTGACCATCGTTTATAAACCCGAATGGCACTAAATCGTTTTCAATCTCTTTCATACGTTGTTCAAACATCATTTCTTTTAGATTAACATCAGTCAGTTCTTCAAAGTTATTACCCACGGCAAAATATCCAAACAACACTAGGTTCATCATTAAGTCGTCATGGTTTCCTTCTGATGCTTCGTATGATGCACCTTTGGCTACAAACGTGGACATCTCTAATATAGTCTGAGGGTCTACAATATCTAACTTGCCATGTTCAATAATGTCTTTAATGGCAGAACACCCAATACGTTTTGTTTTCCTAGTCATCTCTACACCAATACGATCAGCTCTTATAAGAGAATCCATGTGAAGGTTTTCGTACTCTAAATCATTATATAGGCCGTTACAAACCAGCGATCCTTGATCATTAGCTTCAATAATAGTATAAGCCTCATTGTAGAGATTTGCATACTTATAAATAATTGTAGGGTAGAGGATTGGTGAGATAGTATTACAGCGATACACAGCAACCTGCTTAAAAGGTCTTTGGCTAATATCGATCAAGTTAAACGTGCTATAGTCCAATCCTCTACCTCTCGCAACATCAACTAACATTATGTAGCTATGTTTGGGATCAGGATTTTCATACATTAAAAAACTACCGCCTTCTAACACTTGTACATGAGGTTTGGCTTTTTGTCGTAATAAATGTTCTGCTGAAATTAAAGTTGCGCCTGTGCCAAAGAAAGTGTTACCAAATTCTTGATCAAATTGTAATTGGCTTGTATTACCAATAGTCTTGTCTTTCCATTTTTCATCACGACCAGGAACGTCCCACCAATCAACTCTGAATGGCACAAATTCACTTGTGTTTTGCATAGCACCTTCCCAAATTTTATGGAACATGTTACCTATACCATTAGCAGTAGAAGTGATAATAATCTTTGTGTCCTTACCAGATGAAACAACTGGATATGTAGACGTGTAAAATTCTGCCGCACGTTCAACAAATGCAAACTCGTCTAAGTACAATAGGTTAACAGACATACCACGAATTGAGCTACCACTAGTTGCGGCTGCAATAA